CGCACGGGAAAGACCCTTACTTCTCCAATATGCGTTGGGGATCAGAATCTTCTCCTGCTGCAATATCCCAGCAATGGTTTCGTTCCCTTTCCCTTCCAATGCCATTGTAAAAATCCGGCGGACAACCTCTGCCGCCTCATGGTCAATGATCCACTTTTTCTTATTCTCCGGTGACTTCATATAGCCGTATGGAGGTTGGGAAAGAGGTTCTCCTGCGTTGCCACGGAGCCGGTGCGAGGACCGCACCTTGCGGCTGATATCACGGGCATACATTTCGTTCATTACATTACGGAACGGTGCTAGCTCGTTCTCGCCATCGGCACTATCCACACAATCGTTGACCGCAATAAAACGGATGTTTCTGTCCGGAAAGTAGGTGTCAGTATAGTAACCCACCTGCAAATAATCTCTGCCCAAACGGGACATATCCTTGACGATTAGTACAGATACATATCCCATATCCATATCTTCCAACAGCTTTTGAAAGCCGGGACGATTGAAATTGGTGCCGGTATAGCCATCGTCAGCCGCTGTCAAGTAAGGACTAAATATTTTTGAAATTTGTTTACAATTTCGGGGGTTAAGAAGCCGCATCCACCGTTTCAAGGCAGGACAGCAGCTTCTCCAACTCGTCACGCAAGGCAAGCTCGATTTCAATGCCGCCGTCCTTGTAAACCGTAACACGCTTCACAACATCGTTTGCAATATCTGAAGTTAGCGTTTCAAGTTCGGTGTATTCCTTGTATTTTTCAATAAAGGCTCCACCTTGCTCGGTTGTGGTCTGCGAGGATTTTTCAAGGCGTTCCATTTTCTCGGTCAGCTCTTGCATCTGTGTTTGGTTGCTTGCCTTTTGGGAAAGGTAAGTATCCTTGTCGATGGTTCCGTCAATCAGCTTTTCATATAAATCTTGGAGAGATTTTTCAAACTGATTTTTTCGGCTTTGCAGTACGGCAAGCTCACGACGAGCTTGCTTTTTCTCTGCCTGGATTCGCTCTTTCTGTAACAGCAGTAAGTGTTCCAAACTGACCGCATAAGCGGCATAGGTACGAATCAAGGTAACGACCATTTCGTGAATATCCGCTTGCAGAATACCCTCGGAGGTACAATCAAAATCTGTTTCCAGATGTGAAGTACGGCAATGGTATTTTGCGTTTTTCGTGTTGGAGAGCACCATAGCATAGCCACAGGTTCCGCAGATCACTTTCTTGCGAAGCGGATTTCTTTCGGATACGCTCGGAATAAATTCCTTGTACTCTTTCATACGGCTTGCAACCTTTTGAAAATCGTCTTTTGAGATAATACCCTCATGGGTCTCGTCAACAACGATCCAATCGACCTTACTACGTTTTACCGTGTGCCAGTTGCCCACCATATCACGCTCACGCTTGCCATAGACGCATTTGCCAATGTAGCGTTCGTCTCGGAGGATTTTGAAGATATTACCCTGTGTCCAGAAGTTTTCTTCGTGGATGCTCGGCCAACGGTCACGGGAACATCCCGCAGCCCTTTTGTGCAGCATCGGTGTTGGTACACCTTCACGATTGAGCATAGCGGCAATCTCCGTGGGTCTTACTCCGTCAATCGTCAATGCAAAGATCTTCCTAACAATGTCTGCCGCTTCCTTATCAATAATAAGGCGGTTTTTATCTTCGGGGTCTTTCACATAACCATACGGAGCAAAGGGGCTGAGAAACAAGCCTTTTTCTGCTCGCATACGCTTGGCGTTTTTGACCTTGCTCGAAAGCTCTCGGCTGTAGAGGTCATAGATCAGCGTTTTGAAAGAAGTATCAAGGCTGTCGATGTCCTGCGGTCTAGAGCTGTCAAAACCGTCGTTGACGGCAATGAAACGGACACCAAGGAACGGAAATACACGGCTGATGTAGTTGCCGACCACGAGATAATCACGCCCGAAACGGGAAAGGTCTTTAACTACAATACAATGTATCTGCCCTTGCTTTACCTGTTCCATCATTCTGAGAAAATCCGGTCTTTCAAAGTTCTTACCACTCCAACCGTCATCACAGAACTCGGAGATTTCCCAACCGCTGAACTCGGAACGACTGCTGATGAAGTTCTGCAGAAGTCCTCGCTGATTGGATATACTTTCGGATTCGGCTTTGCCGGTATCCTTCAAGTCGCCGTCCTCGCTGGACAAGCGGAGATACATCGCCACTCTCATACAGCAGCCCTCCCTTCGATAAATTTCAGTAGTGTTATATATTCATCCCGATAACGCAGGCGAATATCAATGTTTTTCTCGGCATCCACATAGATGCGATCCACAAGTGCGGAAGCCATTTCTTTTGTAAGAGTATCCGTTCCCATAAAAGAACGGAACTCTGTGAGAAAGCGGTTTTCGGATGTATAAACCTTGCTTTCACGCTGTTCCTGCTCCAGTACGGCAATCAGCCTTTCGGCTTCTTCTGCCTCCGCTTTGTACCTCTCTTTGAGTGTAACATACTCTTGCTCGGTCATAAGCTGTTCCACATAATTCTGATACAGGCTGTCATACAGAGATTGGCTGCGCTTTAAGGTACGCTTTGCCGCTTCGAGCTTTGCTGTTGCATCGGAACGCTGACGGCGAAACTCCGGCTGTGCGTTCAACCTCTTTACAACATCTTCCAAGTCTGCGGCAAACTGTATCTGTGATTGGATTGCCGTAAAAATGACTTCGCTCAGATCATCCTCTCGTATGCTTATGAACGGACAACGGGCGGGATCATCGGCATGACCGGGACAAATATAGGTGTACCATAGCTTTTTTCCGTGGCTCACGTTCTTATAGCGAACCAACGGTCTTTGGCAGTACGGACACCACACAAGCCCCTGCAGAATATTTTCGCTATGCTCCAAATGAGCAAACTTGCCGAGCTTTTCGTGATACTCATTCTTTTTCTGCTTGGCGATCTGCTGAACCTTTTCAAAGGTCTCGCCGTCAATGATTGGCTCATGGGTATTACGGACAATAATCCAGTTGGCTTCGTCAACATAGGTCTGTCGTTTTCCTTCGTAGAAGGATTGCTTTTTTCTCCCTTGAACCATGTGACCTATGTAAACGGGATGTGCCAACATATTTTTGATTATCTGCGTATGCCACAGCACACCCTTGTATTTTTCCGTCTTGACTTCGCCCGTCTCATAGAGATAGGCAGACGGAGAAAGAATACCGGCATCGTTGAGCCTGCGTCCGATCTGCACAACGCTGACACCCTCGGAACGCCACTTGAATATCTGTCGAACCGTTGGAGCTGTTTCCTCGTTGATAATAAGATGATGCTTGTCGTCGGGGTCTTTTCGATACCCATACGGTGCCCAAGCTCCGATGAACTCCCCACGCTGTTGCTTAACGTGAAGTGCGGATGCAGACTTCTTGGATATATCCTTGCTGTAAACCTCGTTTATGAGGTTTTTCAGAGGAACAATATATCCGTCCTGGGTTCTCTCTGCGGTCAGCGTATCAAAGTTATCGTTGACGGCGATGAAGCGAACACCGAGGAATGGGAAGATACGCTCCAAGTAATTTCCGGTCTCCTTGTAGTTACGACCGAAACGGGAAAGGTCTTTGACCACAATGCAGTTCACACGACCTTTTCGCACTTCCTCCATCATCTTTTCAAATTGGGGACGGTCGAAGTCCGTGCCGGTTCGTCCGTTATCACAGAACAGGACTACAAGCTCCATATCGGATTTGTTTTCTATAAAGGACGTGAGCAGAGCTTTTTGTCCCTCAATGGTATCTGCACCGGGCTTGCCGCTATCCTCAACAGACAGACGGACATAAGCGGCTGTTTTGTATATTTTCCTCGCAGGAGCAGCGCTTTCCACTTCCTGCACAAGAGGATTTATCTTTCGTTTCGTTCTTGCCATTTATACTACCTCCCGCAGACTTGCACTCCGAAGAATGTCAAGCTGCCAAGCAAATTCATCCTGCCAACGATAGATGATCTCCACCACATCGTTTGAATGAATCAGTATTTTATCAATCAGTGCGACCACAACGGCACGGTCAAGAGAAGTAAGTCCCTGTCGTTTGATAAACTCATTCATCCAGGCATTTTCCGTTCCGTGGTTGTGTATATCTTCAAGCTGTTCTCTGAGTGCGTCCATCTGCTTTTCCGCTTCATCGGCACGAGCCGTAAAGCTGGCTTTGAGCCGTGTGTATTCCTCTCGGTCGATGATACCGTCCGTAAGATTTTCATATAAGGACATCAGCAGCTTTTGGAGCTTTTCGTATTCCTCGTGCTTTTTGTCAAGCTGTCTTTGTACCTTTTGAGCCTGTGCGGTACGCAAAGGAGCTGTGTCGGTAATCTCTAACAGCTCGCTCATATCCACGACCTCGCTGATATGCTGCTTCAAGCTATCCAGTACGATTTCCTCTAAAGTGGTATCTCTCATACGGTGGGGCGAACAGCTCTTATCCTGTTTGTGTGCGGAGCAGACGTAATATACATATTTCTTTTCGCCTGCGGGTACGGTCTTGCGAACCATACTTGCACCGCAATCACCACAGAAAAGCATTCCGCTGAAAAGCCCGACTGCTTTGCCTTCGGGACTACGGCGGGTATCGCATTTTAGCACCTTTTGAACGCTGTCAAAATCAATCTTGGAAATGATTGCTTCGTGGTTGTCGTTTATGACCGTCCACTCGCTTTCGTCTTTGGTAATACGCTTGTGAACCTTGTAGCTCGGCGTGGTCTCCTTGCCCTGTACGAGAACTCCGGTATAAATGGGGTTCTTTAGAATACGGATGACCGTTCCCGCCGACCATACGGCTTTGGCATTGGTCTTGAACGAAGTGGTGAACTTCATTCCAAGGGAGCGTTTGTATTCCATCGGGGACAGGACACCGAGCTTGTTCAGAGCATCGGCTATATCCTGTGGGCTGACACCCTCCAGTTTCCATTTGAAAATGTCTCGGACAATATCGGCGGCGTACTGGTCAACGACCAATTTGTTTTTATTCTGCTCGTCTTTCAGATACCCGAAAGCGGCAAAGGAGCCGAGGAACTGTCCGTTCTTACGCTTGATTTCAAGCTGTGAGCGAATCTTTACCGAAATATCTCGGCAATAGGCTTCATTTATGAGGTTCTTGAACGGAATGATAAGATCATCGGAGGCTTTCTTATCTCCGAGACTATCGTAGTTATCGTTGACGGCGATGAAACGGACACCGAGGAATGGGAATATCTTTTCGATATATTCGCCTGCGTCCAAATAGTTACGTCCGAAGCGAGAAAGGTCTTTTACGATAATGCAGTCCGTTCGTCCTGCCTTTACGTCCTCAATCATCTTCTGAAAACTCGGTCTTTCAAAGGTCGAACCGGAAAAACCGTCGTCAACTCTTACCGCATACTCCCGAAATTCGGGTCTCTGCGATATGTAATCACGGAGCAGCTCACGCTGCCCGGTGATGCTGTTGGATTCCTCCTTATCGCCATCGTCACGGGACAGACGGAGATAAAGGGTGGCGT